TAGCCAAGGTATCGCGGTACTGAGACACAGATACCAGCGGATTCGATGGCCCAAACTGAGTCAGAATCTGCTCTTGCTTGCCGAGGATCATCTGCAACATAGCCAACTTCTGCTCACGGTCACCTGAACCCAAACCGACGTTAATCGCTACATCGTACTGATTCGTCCATGTCCGAGGATCAAACGTCACAAACTTGCCGCGCATACGGACAATCTTCGCCTGATCCTGATACTTGCCCAATAGGTGCAGAATCCCCTGAAACAGCGACTTTACGCCTGTCTCAGCAAAGATTCGAGCAATCAACTCCAGCTTGCCAGAGTTCGACTTCATCATGGCTGCAATAGCCGTAGCCGAAACGTTGTTCATTACGTCAGGATCAAGACCCTGCTGCTGGTCGCTAACGCCTGTACGCTTGGCCTGTACGCTATCCATGTACTCAAGCAATGGGAAAGCCTGAGCCGTTACCGCAGGAACCTCGATAGGCACAATCGCACCAGCCGACTTGACACGGATAATGCCACCCGGAGTTGCATTAAGCGCATCATCAAGATTGACCTGCCCATCAACCACACCCAGACGGGCATTGTTCGTGAGATACAGGTTATCCAGCATCTGTCTCGTAACCGTAGACTTGATTAGCTGGATGTCCATTGTCCGGTCTGCTAGCGACTGACCAAAGAACTTATGCGGAATCGGGATAGGACACAAGCTATGGAACGGTACTAGATCACATTCCTCGTCATCTAGGATTTCGTTGCCAGAATAGACAATCTTCCGCAACTCAGCGATACCGTCACCATTAACGTCAATCTTGATGTAGCACTCGTAGACCTCAACCACCTGCATCGTTGGGTCGAGGCTGATGTTCTCATCCGGCTGCTCACCCTGATTGAATCGAGCAATACGCTCAGTCGTGAACTGTAGATCGTCGTAGCTAGGCAATCCCTCTACGATGTCCTTATCAAAACCCATCGCTATGAGTTCAGAACGAGTCATCAAACGACGATGAGCCACGAATGGGCTATCCTCAATGGTTCTTGCCGATTTGCTAATTAGGAATTCTTCTGGCGGTACGTTCTCAATCTTGACGCAGCCGTACTTCTTAACCTTCTTGACCTTGACCGAGTAGTAAGGAATCTGGATAGGCATACCCATCATATCCACACCACCGTCAACCATCTCTACCTTCTGGCTCACTACCTCGATGGCAGGATCAGATAGCAATAGGGCTAGCTCGTCTTCGGTCAGGTTCTTGTAGGACTCTTTATTAACGTCCTCTTGGGCTTCCCAGTACGCCTTGACCACGCCAACCTTCATCATCAGCGCGTCTTTGAACCAGTTGTGCAGGATGATTAGACCGTCATTCTCACGGTAAAAGACCCAGTTACAGTAGTCTGTGGCCTGTTTAGCGGACTCCTCATCTTCTGGAGTCTGAGGCTCAAAGGAGACAATATCCTCGGTAGTCGTAAAGACCCGGATAAGTTGGGGTAATGCACCGTCGATAGCCTCAGCTACCTCACCAGTTACGATCTGGCTACGGCCTTCTACCTCGTTACCATACGGATAACGTAGGTAATACTCTAGTGCTTTGGATCGCTGATCCGTAGTCTCGGTATCAATGTAACCGATGGAGTTATCGATCTCATTCTCGATAATTCCCTTGATTTGACCCTCATCCATCTTCATAGCAAATCCTTATGGGTTTTGCCTATTATACAATCCATTTCGTAGGAATTGGCAATGATGTCTGCCATGAACTATCGGTCTCGTCAAGACCTATCGATAGGTATCTGAAAGCGTCTGAGAAATGGCTCGACCAGTCATGCAGCGGCTTCTCATAGAATATCTGCCGTCTCTCGTCATGTTCCCTACGGTAGTTCCGTAAGGCATCTAGTCCCGGCTTAGTCCTTGGATGGAACCAGCACCTAGGCAACAGTCTCCTGACAGCTTGAATCCCGTCAGCTACCGACAATCTAGGCGCAACCGTAATCGTTAGCCCTGCTTCCTCTAAGACCTCTCTACGGCTCTTGCCTGTGCCTAATTCTCTAACCTGTACGTCATGGGGCAGGATATGGGTGAATCCCTCGTACTTGTTGTCTCTTAGCCAATTAACGTACCAATCTAGCCCCTGCCCATGATTTTCGACGCAATCAATGAGTCTAATTTCTTTTCCAGCCAGTTGAGCAACCCAGATAGCTGTAGAGTCACCCATACCAAGATCCCACGCAGTAAAGCTACGGCACAGATCGTCACGAGGAAAGTCACTAATATGACCATCCCTTTCAAGGTCATTAATAAGTTTGCCATAGTAAGACCCTTCGACCGCTGCGTTAAAGGAACATTCGAACTCTTGGTTGTACTTGTCCTCTCCCATCTCTCGATAGGCAGCTTTAAGCTCGGACTCAGGCAGTATCTTGGTCTGGCTAGCCTTGTACTCTAGGTATTTCCAGCCTTCCTCGGCCTTGGCTCTTTCAGCTAGAGTTTGAAAGGAATTTGCGCCTTTAGGAGTGCCAATGAAAGCACACCACCCAAGACGATCGGCAAGAGCAGGTCGGATGATCTCGTTCCAAATTCTCGGATTCTGATCGCCAACTTCGTCGATAACCACGCCATCGAAATACTGACCGCGCAGGCTGTCAGGATTATCAGACCCATAAAGACTAACCCTACGCCCCCAAAAATCAACCCGTAACTCAGCAATGTTGGCAGTTGCATTAAGCGGCCTTGTGTACTCTAGTAGGTAATCCCAAGCGACTCTCTTGGCTTGGCTGTAGGTAGGTGCAATATATGCAAACCGTGGGTTAGGCTTGTCGCACTCTATCGCGGCTTTGATAAGATGGTTAATTGCCGAAACAGTTTTCCCAAATCTTCTGTGCGCAACTACTACGGTGAACCGATGGCTGTCGATAGCTTCGTGTATCTCTAGCTGGAGTTCCCGAGGCTCGTAGCCAATGACTATCTCTGTCACTTAACGTATCCGCAGTTCAAGCACTTGTTGTTCACTAGGAACGCGCTGCATTGTGGGCAATTTACTGGCTTATAGCTCATTTCCGTCCTCCCCATCTCACAATATGCTCTTGGGCTTCCCCATCCTTACCTGTTACCTCTGTCCTAGCCAGCTTGGGTATATGGTACTCAGATAGCTTCTGCATTAGGTCTAGTGCCTTGGCTGGATCAGGCTTTAACCCTAGCACCTCATCGCCCTCAGCTACCCTCTGGAGCCATCTGTCCATGTAAGGGACGTTCTTCTCTAGCAGAGTAGCAATAGCATTACGCACTACCGCAGTACTCTTATTAGGCACTCCTGCTGGCCTACCCTTACCTGCGTTAGTTAGCCCCGGATATGCTGTAACTTCTTCCTCTTTACTGTGTTCCGTTTCCATTTTTGCATTACCTTTCAGGTGTCATGCTATAGCCACCATTCAGATTTAGTCATCAATCTAAATGGCAAATTGTTCTGCATTGCTTGTATGGATAGATGCTCCATATTGGATATATATTTAAAGAACTCGTTTGAGCTAGGACTCCTTTTGTCTGGAGTACCATCTTTTCTTTTTGGCAATTCTTCGTACCATTTAGCGATGCACTCTGGTGCTGGATATACGCCCACTGATAGTTCTATTACGTTCATTTGCATTATCCTCTGGATGTCATGCTTACTTCTTTGGTTTCTTCTCTTGTTTCTTTGGTAACTCTACTTGAGTTGATCCTATTAGCCCTAGCGGAATTCCTGCTGTCAATAAGTCTGATTCATTAGCTCTTGCTGGATCAAATGCAGCAAAACGAGAGCGGATATTCTTTGGGTCAAATACTGCGTAAACGTCCGATTTAACATTAAAGCCCTCATGCGGCCCCGGATCGTAAGTATTCTTAAATACAACAGATTCCTTTTTTGCTTTTTTTGCAGCTTTAATTAAGTCATTAAATGTCTGGTCTTTATATCCACTACCTTGGTAATCCTTAACTTTTGTGTTCCCTAATCGCAACATCAATGGCATTACCTGACCACTTGAATAATTCATTCCGTACTTTTCCAAAACAGCCCACTTACCAGCATCATCTGTTGCAGCGTTAAATTCTTCCCACGCTTTTGGATTTTTTAATAAATCCGCATAAGCCGGAGGAGATGATTTATAAACATTTGCTGTGTTTACATAAGTGTTTGATAATTCTGGATTATTTGCAAAAAAATGCGCTTTTTGCGCAGATTTTGCACCAGTTTTAACGCCAAGCATTGAATTACTGAACTCTGTGAATTCTCTGTTTGTTCCATGATAAGCGTTCGTATCAAACCCCATCGCTTTAGCCCTATCCATCGCCGTATTGTCTGGAGGCAATCCAAGCATTTCTGTGGCGTTCTTCTGAGCCACCTCATTAGCTACCTGAAATTGTGTCTTTGATAACGGCTTTAGACTACTCTGGAACTGAGCAAGATCAAATATCTTCTGATAGTACGGAGTCTGCGTTATGTCACCACCAGCCTGTTTGACAGCCCTATATTGCCGTTCTTCTTCTTTAGTCGGGAAATATCTAGCCGTAGCCTGTGCAGCCCATTCCTGCGGATTGTTAGCCAAAAGCCCTAGTCCAGCTTTGACCTCTTGCTTTTTGCGATCTATCGCACCTAAAACATTTGAAAGTAATCCGTCAGCCATAGATAGCCTCGTACATATCAGGACGATGTTTTAATATCCACGCCCTCGGTTCTTCGTGGCATTTCTTGAAATCAACACCTACGGTCTGGCTTCCTGCATGATGCACATAAGCCCTGCTGACGAAATGCTGATAACCCGCCACGTTCAAGTCATGGCATATTATATTATCTGAATACCAATTAGTTGACGGAAACTTAGTTACTTCCCATGCTTCACGGCTTATCGACGCGAAAATAGGCGCAATTACCGGAGTCAGCTTGATCTGATGCTCACTTTCCCACTTCAATCCTGCCCTTCTGTCTCCGTCTACCGGAAACCTGATGTTCTGATCCGGCAACACATAGTCCGACCTTGCACCTAAGAATCCGTATTTCACGCCACGAGACTCCAGAATTCCCGCATCTTCCCGCATTAACGATAGCGTATCTGGATTAAGAACCACATCATCGTTAGCTAAAATCAATGAGTCAAACTTGCCATGTTGAAAGGCGTAATCGACGGCTGCGTTATAAGCATCTCCAAAATTGGTAGCAGGATTGGGTCTGTAGATAAGGTTTTCTGTGATCTCTCTGGCTCTTGCCCAGAGTCCAAGATTATTACTACATAAGTACACGGGTAACTTGTCACCATAGCAACGAATAGACTCCAGCAGCACAGTAATGCCGGGATTGTTCACCGTACAGATTACGATTGCTTGCATATCGCCCAAAAGTATAAGTCTGCAGGGTTATAACTAGTTATAAATTCATATACTTCAAACTTACTCAGATCGCAGTTTTCCCTAAAGTCCTGCTCCGTTAGGTTCCGGTAGTAGTCCCCGCAAAATGGCGCATCGTCCGGGCTTGTACGCCTCGTTCCATGTTCAGCCCTGCCCGTAGTAGCACAGCTAAAAAAAACCAGCCCTGAAGCCATCCTGACCATGTTACTAAAGGTCTTTACCCATTCAGGGTTATGCTCAAAGCACTCGCAGCTAGCAACAACGTCAAAACTATTGTCAGGGTAGTCCAATTCCTCACCCCTAGCCACCACATCAACCCCTCGTCCCTCGCCAAGATCAACCCCAACATAGTCGCAACTTACAAAGAATTGCCGGATGGAACCGTTAATGTCCAGACTTCCTACCTCTAAGACCTTGGACTCAAAGAAATACTGTGGGAATTGTTTTTTGACGCTAGCAACAAAGTCTAGCTGGCTCTGGTGGCTCACCACTTAACCTTATCTGCCCAATAAGCGGCTGACATCTTGCCTTTAGAGATATTGGACGCATGACGAGCCTTAAATGAAGCTCTACGGGCTTTATCTGCCGCCGACTCACCTTCCTTAGCCGGAGACCCTGAAACGCCCTGTTGACCGAATCTAATGAGCTTCACCTCGTCACCAGACTTCGCTAAAACTGCATGGCTTTTTGTAGGATGACTAGGAGTCCGCTTCGGCTTGTTATAGCCAGCAAACTCCTCCTTGCCTCGTTTAATCGCCATTGCCTTTCCCTCGTTTTTTCTTACCCATAGGAATCTTGATCTCGATTTCTATTTCATTGACCCCGTTCTTTTTCTTTTCTTTTTCTTCGTCGAGATACTCTTTAAGCAACTCTTTGTCAGATTTCTTCTTTCCGTTCTTCATTTTTTCCTCGGCTTGGCTGTCTTAGCTGATTCCTTAAACGCCGCAGCAGTTGGCGCACCTTTAGCACCCGGCTTACGCATTTTCTCGCCACTACCCTCAGCGATACGTTCACGTTTTTTATGGATATTTGCGTAGAGTCCGGGCTTCATTTCTTCTTGCCCTTCTTAGCCATGCCAGCCTCGCTAAGAGCAATCGCAATCGCCTGATCCTTCGACTTAACGACCTTGCCACCCTTGCCGCTATGGAGAGTACCTTCTTTGAACTCACCTAAAACTTTACCGACCTTCTTTTGAGCCTTAGACATTTTCTTCATACGACCTCCAGATAACCACGTTCAAAAAATAAACCTATGGTCTTTCGATGAGCTTCTTCCCACATCTCTATCCGTTCCTGCTTGGAAAGATTCTTACCTTGGTCAAGCTCGAAATGGCATAAAAAACAAAGGCTAGCGACCCTATAATCACTAGCCTTTATACCCTTTCCTTTCCCGTCTCGCAACTGATTTGAGTGGGCTGCTACTACCGTTCCGTCCTCCTTGCCGCAATGCTGACAGGGTAGGTGTCTGGCTCTCTCAAGTAGCTTCTTGCTTCTGTACATTGAACCTCTTAGACGGATAATTTACAAACGACTCGCCCTCGTTACATTCCTCGCAGCAGGTAACGATCTCGCCAGATAAGTCCCTAGCCCTCGGAACCTCATCCCAGTCTACTACCCACCCACACCACTCACATTGTGCCAAATTGCTATCGTCTGGTACGTTATCTTGTAGGTCAGTCATAGCGCACTCCTTTCGCGGATAGCTTTTCTAAACGCCATTGCTGCATCCATAAGGGCAGCCTCGTAAGCATCAAGCGGAGACATATTTGTATAATCACGATCTGGCGTAGTTAAGTGAACTTCAATACTTGCACACGCCTCTCGCTCTGCTGCTGCGACTAGGTTGGCAAAGACATTCAATTCTTGGCTGTCCCAAATTCCGATACCAAACATATCTTCTTGCCAGCCAGCCTCCCGCGCCATGCGGATAATGTCATCTCTTGTCATTGTGTCACCCTATCCATAGTCCGATTAGAAGCCTCCTGAGACCGCCATACGTCGATCCGAGCCTGTGCCGCTATCAACTGCCATCTAAGTTCTTCAGCAGCCTCTACAGCCGCCTGAAGCCCCTTTAACAAGGCTTGATACTCTGGATGAGCGTAAGCCTGATTTTCCCTGTCAGCTACCGTATTCCCGATAGCCTGACTAAACAGGATTGCCTTCTTGCTCTTGCGAAACTCCTCAAGGTAGGTAACTTCAGCCTTAGCCTTGGCGTAAGCAGTAGAGTTTCGGTAGATAAAGTCGATTGCCTCGTGAGGATCAACCTTCATATTCCACCTGACCGATAGCGACTCGTAATGCTTCGATTAGCTTCTCTGCGTTCTCCGGCGTTATGCAGAGATTGGCACTACCGTTTCTGACTATGATGTTGACCCAGACATCCTCGCCTATGGTGTCAACGTAAATGCCTTGGTGCTGCTCTACACCTTCAATTTTGATTGATTCCATTTCATCCCCTTATTTGTCTGTTGGTAAAAAATTAAGACTTTTTACTTCACGGGCATACTCAAACAGGCCACGAAAGTCTGGTTTGTCATCCCCATCCTCAACTAAGTACATACACAACGCGACCTGTAATGCTCGGACTCCAGCATAAAGACAAATAACCTCTTTTCTGTCCTGATCGTCAGATACAGCACTTCTCATGCACCATAGTGTTTTCTCGCAAAGGCTTTCATAAGCATCCATCAAATGCTTTGCTTCAGGTCTAAATAAATTAAAGTCATCAAAATGCCCCATCATCTGAGCATAAGTACCAAGTTTGATTGATTCCATGTTGCTCCCCTAGAACGCCGGGGTTTCCCCCGGCTGGTTTATTAATAACTAGCTGGCGATGAGATGGTCATCCGGGTATCGAATTCAGGTGAGTTCTGAAACTCTACCAATTCGCTGAACTCAGCAAACCAGTAGTGATGATGGCTGACCTTAGCAAGCCAATGAGTTTCGATGAGCTTGCTGTCGAATTTGTTGGTGTATGTCATCTCGTTCCCCTTAGAAATCCCGCTGTGTGCTGCGGTATGGACGTATCTTCCCAAAACTGTTTCGTTGCGTCAACACATTTATTTCTATTAGTAAATGTATTGCTATAGCTTAATACTATTTACACTAGGCAATAGGAGAGGCCAAGAAGGTGATACCACACACTTCTCTAGCCATCCGTTAGGACTGCTACTCCCAGAAGGTCTACATTCAATTTCCAGAGCGACCGTATCGTGGCCTATCCGACATCACCTATTTGCTCTGTTCCTGAGATACCTGTAGAAAGCTCTCGCGCTGGCCTCATAAGCGCACTCGGTTTCCTTGGCAGCAACCCCGAACATGGGTTCATTTCTAACGCGACCAGTACGGTCTAAACGCAAAAAAGCCCCTAAAGTCTTGGCTTTCCACGTGTGACGGCACGTTTCCCATTTAAGGGAGGAAAACCAAAGCTTTAAGGGCTTTAGCTCATCTACGCCGTCACATAGACGAAACCATAGTACCTATTCGGACGGTATCAGTCAACCCTACAGACCTCTTTCACCGCTTTAATTGCATCGATTACGTTAGTAACCACCGCTACCTGACCCTTCCACGACCTATGCCATAACACCTGATCTGGCGTTAGCTTGGCTTTCTCGTCCCGTTTTATCTCTAGCAGGACGTTTTTACCCTTGTAGCCCACCAGAATGTCAGGACATCCCTTGCCTACCGCATGGAGATGCTCGACTTCCATCCCCAAGCGTCTTAGCTCTTTCACGATTTGCACTTGATTAGAATCCACCCGTTTATAGACCACGCCAATCCCCCCACTTACCTCGGTTTCCACGTTCCCACTCGGCTCGGCAATCATTCTCTAGCCTCTCCCGCCTAGCGTCTTTTACCTTTGAAAGATATTCCAATGCCTTACCCCTGTCTTCTGTTCTCCAAGCTAGTACCTGCCTAACCTCGCACCTATGTCTATGCTCCAAAACTTCCTCGGTTATCAAAGTCAATTCTCGCTCCTATCCTCTCCACAAACTGCTGGCTTAGACTGTCGTACCATAAACCGTACCACTCCTGACCGTCACCATTCCTCTGTTTCTCGCACATTAGGAAGGTATCTGGCTGTGTCTCGTCTATCACTTCACCCCGGTTCTTTTGGTTTTCCTTCTTCTTGTTTCTCCAAACCAAAAAGACGTTATCCACCTGATCCGAGATGCTCCCTGACCCTTTCAAGTCGTTCTTGTTCGGCTGTGTCTCGTCCGTCTGCTGCTTCCTAATATGGTGAACTAGGTGGATGTGTACGTTGTGATCCCTAGCGAGTGCCGTTAGCTCGTCGATAAACGACTTCTGACCGTTAAAGTCATCCTCGTTCTTGACGCACTTCATCAGGCTATCGATAACGATGTGCTTGACCTTTAGCTCTACAGCGCAATACCTCGACATAGCAATCACCTTCTCAGGTGACGTAGTTCCTTGCTGGTCGTAAAGGTACATCTTGTCGGATAGAAACTTGTCCATCCGGTCAACCATCTTCGTGATAAATCCTGCCCTGTCGTGAGTCAACGGATCATCCAACGATTCCCCGGAGAACTGTCTTAGCATCCTCTGAAGCGTTCTCTCAGGCTTCATCTCAAACGACGCTATGCAGACCGACTGACCCTGCTTGACCAACCCTAGAGCGATCTGACCAGTAATCAGGGATTTACCACCGCCGTTGCTACCAGCATAAACGGTTACTTCACCCTCACGATAGGCAAAAGAATCATGGGTCTTCGTCCAAGGCATAACGACTTTCTTTTCTACCGTTTCCGATAGGTAAGCCTCTTTGATGGAGTCTAGCCAGTCAGAAGCCTTCTTGACCCGTATCGTTACGTCATTGGCGTGTAGATACTTTTCTACGTCAATACTTTCTGACTTTAGGATTCGAGCCTTCCTAGCCTCGTCTAGTTCTATTGCTCTTGCCTCAATACTCATAATTCTTCTCCTTTACTTTAGCCAGCAGCAAACTGGCGAATTCACTAGGTTTCTTTGTTACGTTCCAGAGTGCCTTGATCTCTGCCGTAGACAGTTCTTTCCACTCTGCAACAGGCTTTTCCTCTACAGGCTCAGGTGGGAACTCAATCAGCACATCTCCGGCTAGTCGATTACTGATGATCTTCGTTAGCTCGTGATTTGAGTACACCATCTTTAGAATATTCAGCAGTTCCTCAGCCTCTCCTCTTGCTAGTTCAATCGTCAACTGTTCTTCTCCTTCAGCTTGGCTTCAATGGCGCGATAGATTAAAACAAAGTCAACGTATTCAACGTGTTCTTTATATATGTTGTACTTCACGTTATATGCTTCTGACATCTCCTCATCCGTTAGCCCATGCCATTCGCGCTGTGCATTGCGATAGGCTTGAGAGTATCTGCCCTCATTTCTTGTGATAAAGGCGTGACATGGGCTGCAAAGAGCGCCAACAAAACCGCCTTCCCCCCTGATGGTTCTCACAGCCTTTGACAATACACGCCACCGGCTCCGGCTCAGGCTGCGCGAGTCGGGCGCGGAGTCTTGAAACAGCTATATTGCACTCATGAAACGCATCGCCGCTCATTGCATCATATGCGCGCTGCCCCATACCAATGAACGCATCCAGCACCTGCTGCGCTTCCTCGCGGGTTAGTGTGATGGTCATGGCTTACCCCTTAATTCCCGACGTAGCTTACGAATCTCAGCAATTAGATTCTTGTGGTAAATGTTCATTTTGTGCAAATGCCTAGACCACTCCGGGAAACCCTGAGCTTTCATATCCTCAACAATCTCAGGCGTATCCTCAAACCAAACTGCTCGACGTAAGACATCTAACTCTTTTGGTGTTTTCATATGTTTCCCCTAGTTAATGTAACTAACTGCTTCGTTGATTCTGGATACAGCCGTTTTAAGCCGTTTTCTGTCTACTTCCGATACCTGCCTACCCTGACTCAAATCAAACGCCGCTACGGACGTTAGAAGGGCTTCAAATTGGATTATTTTCAGCAGGTCTGATGCGTAAAACGGTCTGCGTACTGCTTTATTAAAATGTTTTTCCTTAAGGGAACTTAGATTGTTGTCGTTAGGAAACAGGTCTGTCAAGTCCATGCCTACGGCATTTACAATTTCGTAAGCGGAACATCCGGCAAAGCACTTGAGCAGGATTCGACCGTCATCAGTTTCCGTTATGGCAAGGCTTGGCGATCTATCAACGTGAGCAGGACAGCAAGCTACCCAACGACCTTTTGAACCTTTAACCTTTTCCAACTTGTTTAGTAAGTCTCCGACCATCTTAATCTCCACAAAAACAGGCTATTGATTCCTCATCCATGCCGAAAAAGTCTGTTTGCTTCTGGGCATAGTTCATCATTTCTTTGTAACTCGGACGGTCTTTTCTGAACCTACCACCGTCACCAAAAGTCTTGTCGCTCGTCTGCACTAGCGTTTCCATCCTAGCCCACCAGATCGCTCGTTCCGGCTTCTCAGCGATCAGGCTCAAGGTCTGACCAGCACCTTTAAGGAAACACAAGTCACAGTTACCGTGAAGCGTCTTCCCATTGACGTTAGGCAACCCCAAGTCAAACGGCTGCTCAGACCAGAACTTTCCTACGTCTTTTGCCGTTATGCCAGCAGTAACTAGCGGCAATCTTTCCCTAGCGATCTTTGCAACCCGTCTAGGTTCATCAGCCCTAATACCGACCCAATCCATGTTTTCGTTATGCTTCCATCCTTTGCTTTTAAGGAATTTATGGATTGCCCTGATTTTCATTTCTATGGTGCAAAACCGAGTAACTGGATTAGGTAGGTACTTTTTCTTAAGAATTAGCTGCTCAAAAGGCTCACCGTTTCTGCTGGCTGTTTCAAACGAAACCTCCTCAAACCCCGGATCGTTAGCCCGATACTCGACCCAATGGATCGGGACATTCCAGTTAACTGAGCAATCCCTAACAAACTCTAGAGTCGCTTCCTCCTCTTTGCCGGTATTGGCAAAACATACGATAGCCTCGTCAGGAAGCCCGTGATTGGACTG